GATAAGTTACCACTAATGATAGCGTCAACAGCGTTAACGTTTGTAACTGTAACACTTGGAGAACCTGTTAAACCTTGAGCGCTGACTGCCAGTGTGGCGTTTGATGCGGTTCCTGTAACGTCACCAGTCAAATCACCAATGAATGTTGTTGCAGTTGTAGTTCCAGATACGTTTACATTCTGTAGGAAGGTTGCATTTGTATTTGTTCTGATATTCTCAGTAGCTGCAATACCTGTTAGATTTGCACCAGATATAGCTGGTAGTGTAGATGGGAATCTTGCATCTGGTATAGTTCCAGATGACAGATTACTGGCATTCAACGCATTTATAATCGAAGATGTGACAAATGCAGCGCCGTTAGTCAGTTGATTATTATTAGTTGGTATAGTCGGTGTATTATCAAAATTATTATAATTTAAATAAAATGATGCACCTTGTCCGTTTAAGTTAGATGAGTTTGATGATGTTCCCGTTAAGTCACCCGTAAAGCCACCCACAAAACTTGATGCAGTGATGATACCAGATGTATTAACAGATACGGTGGTTCCAATTCCTACTGACTTAGGAGTTCCAACTGCGTCTGTAAATTCAATCTCACCTTTAGCATCTTGTTTGATTGTGATTGTGTTTGCAATACCAATGACAATCTCTTCAAGACCACGAAGTTGTTTTGCGGTTGGGTCAAGAACAATTGAACCAGTACCAATTGTTAAAATACCAGTAACTCTGGCATCTCCAGTCACAACTAAGTCTTCACCATAAACTCCTGTGTCTACACCAACATGAACTTTGGTTGAACTTGTGATACCTGTTGCAAATACGTCACCATCTTTACTCAGTGTGATACCACTACCAACTAAAACTCCAGCTCTTGCAGTGACTATTCCAATTGAGTCTACATTTGTTACATCTTCATATGTAAGAACTCCAGCGATATTTACGTTTCCACTTGCAGTTACGTTAGTTACGGAAATACTTGGTGTTCCTGTCAATCCTTGAGCATTAGTTGCAAGAGTTGAAGTTGCAGCATTTCCTGTAATATCATCACTCGCAGTAATAAATCCAGCACCATTTGTGAGTTGATTGGTATTCGTAAATGAAGTTGTGATATATCCAGCACCATTTGTCAACTGATTATTGTTTGACGGTATAGTTGGAGTGTTTGAAAAATTATCATAATCTAAGTAATATGACGCAGCCTGACTGTTTAACTTGATTGCGTTACTTGAATTTACCTGTATCGCATTTCCCATGTATCCATGAGATGAACACTGATAATGAAGAATTGTAGGTGTAGAATCCGTGACCTCTAAGTCAACATAACCTGATCCTACTGTAACTCCTGTTGTATATGCAGTTGCCTTTGCAGCATCAAGATAGAATCGGAATGGATGACTACTATTTGAACTGTCTGATACATCAAAACGATATGTTCTGCCAGGCGTAAGTGTAAGGAATGGTGATTGAACATTATCTAAAACATATCCCTGACCACTACCTGTTCCATAGTATCTGTGTTCTCCATCAACTTTACTTGCAACCTTAACTGTGATTGTTTTAGTTGATGAATGTGGTGCAATTAGATGACTGAATCCTGAGAACTGTGCGGCAGTAATGATACCAGTCGTATTGACACTATCATTCTCACCAACACCACTACCACCAGTGGCAGTTGCACCTACAAACTTACCACTTGATGATTCATACTTTAGAAACTTACCATCTACCTTTGCAGAGTCCTCATCTACATCATCAAGTTTTAAAAGGTTAACTTCACCAGACCCTGGCCCGTGTGCAAGAACTTTATATAAAATATCTCTGACTTGTTTGATTTCTTTCTTTAGATCATCTACACTTGTTTCATCTGCATTTTCAACTTGTTCTTTAATATTCGTCTCTTCAATAAATTTAATTGCTTGTGCAACAGTGTCGCTTATTTTTGGAGTTTTGATGGGTTCTGGTTTGATAATATCAACAACTTCAAATGAGGGATTATCATCAACGTCTTCTAAAGATGATACATCAAAATCTTCAGGCACACCTACAGTGACTGCTGGTTCTGTAATATCCTTAATTTCTTTTGGATTTTCGATTACATCTATTATCGAATCTAGTTGTTCAATTAATTTTTTTTCTTTCTTTTTTTGTTTCTTTATATTTACTTTTGCTTCCTTAATTCCAGAAACTACAGTCGAAGTTAAGGCATCAAGATTGATGTCCGCTTCCTTGAGAAGATTGTTAAACTCCTCTTTCTTTTCTTTCTTGGCCTTTCCGAGAAGACTAAAAAATTCTGATAGTTCTGGAGATTTCATTTATCATCTTTATTTTGATTCTTGATTAATTTTGATAACTCCGCTGTCGAACCCACAAATAATGCGTTTGTTACATTGGTAGGCCCTTTGTTTGGATCTTGTTCTAGATCCTTCATCTTCTGTTGTAAGTCAATAAGTTTATCTGTTGTGTCTGCAACTGCTTTGATTGTAGTTGCAGCAACTTCATACGCTCTTGCGGAATCAGACTCCTGTGCTAATTCCAATATACCATTCACTGCTTCTTGTCCTTTCTCAACTAGTGAATATAAGTTTGCACGACTGTATTCATAATCCTTTTCAGAATCGTTTTGGTCACTCTTTTTTAGTTGATTCTTTCGAGGTTCAATCTTATCGTTTTCAACGACCTCTGTATCAACGTTAAGTGCTTCCTCGATAGAATCAAAGTTTTTCATAACTCTCCTATACGTCTATTCCTTGAGATGGACTTGATGATTTACCATCAGCAAAGAATGATGTCATTTCATCAAATCCAAAGTCATCACCAAATTCAATTGATGCATTATCAGTTGCACTAAGAACACCAATAGATGCATTGTGTTCATGTTTTGCTGCAATTGTATTATCATATGCACGATATACGGTTATATTTTGACCACTGATACTTCGGATAAACATGATCTCAGTGTCTATGATAATTCTCTGGTTTGCAGCGAGATCAGTGGTTGCACTCACCTTGAAGGTTGTAACCTTATCAGATATTGCACCATCAACAACTGTCGCTGTGTCATCATCATAGTTTTGTTTCGCAGTAGGTGTCGCACTGTATCTAATACTACGTCTTGCAGTTTTAGTATTTGTGCTAGCATAGTAATCAACATCAACCTTCTTGATAAGACCTTCTGGATTGTCTGCAACTGGGCCGAATAGATAAGTTTTTGCTACAAATGATAAAGTATAAACTATGACTCTGCGACTATCAAATCCACCTTCATATTGATCACTATAATTAATACTCTCTAATATAATCGGAATATCTTTCTTCTCACCGATTGAACTAATTAAATTTACTGTGATATTAAATGATGGTTGAAAATAAGGAACAATCTGTTCTAATATCTGCAATGCGTCATCACTTAACTTAGCCATAATACTAAGTTCAAATCCGAGATTATAAGGAACAGGCATATAAACTTTCTTTGCGTTTGTTCCATTTCTTGTGAGAAATGTTTGTGCGATTCCAGTTTTACGAGTTGGATCATACTGTAATCCTTGCATCTCAAAAGATAATCGAGGAAGAGTTATTGCTGTCTCTCTATCTAAATCTGGTTGTTGTTGAATTCTTGCCAAGAATTTTTGCATTGGCCCATAAGCCAACGGCACTTTCAAGGTGCTGAAAGTTGTTCCACTCGCATCCTTGTGTCGAATGTTAATATTATTAAAGAGAGTACCGAAACCGATAACCGTCTTTCTTAATATTTCATGATAGAAATAAGTACCTAACATATCAAAGCTTTCTAACTATTTAGAATGTTCCGAAAGGATTGCCTTCAGAGAAGTCTAAAATGGCATCCGCTTCGGTCTCAAAGTCTGCGTTATCATTATATTGATCTGCACTATATTGAGAATTTGGATAGTCATTTGGTGTATCATAATCAACAGATAATATGACATATTCTGCACCAGACTCAAGACCTTTTATCTTCTCACCAACTTGAAATTCCATCTTAGTTAGAAGACTTACATCGAGTGTTCTAGAACTTGAATCCCAAACTTTGACTCTTGCAGTCTCTGAAGAGTCTGAAGATACTTGAACTGTTTCATTAAAAATATAATCACCATTTCCAATAGTTGTTGCAGCACCAATTGTAATCGTTGGCACAGAGGTATATCCGCTTCCAGCATTACTAATTCGGATTGCACTAATCGTTCCACCAACCATAACCGCCTCAGCAGTTGCATCAGTTCCTCCTGATGGTGCAGTAGTAATCGCAACATTTGGTGTTGTGGTGTAACCTGATCCACCAGATGTAATTGTAACAATACCTACCGAACCTAGAGATGTAATGCCAGCAGTCGCTATACCAGCGCCTGGCACGGTTACAGTGGGTATTCCGATGTATCCACTGCCAGGATTGATTAAAAGAATTCTATCAATAGATTTAGCAGTTCCAATACCAGATCTAGATGTCATGATCGCAACAGCAGTTGCATCCACGCCAGGTGATGTGCTAATTGAAACAGTTGGGGCAGTAAGATATCCATAACCATCATTCTGTAGAAATATTTGTTGAACTGCACCAAAGTTGAGAGTTGTATTCGCAGTTGCAGTACTACCTACATCTGACAAAATTAATCTTGCAATATATCCTTCTGTTTGAACAATCTCATCAATTGCATTGACATTTGTATCAATAACCTCATCCTCATATTCAAATAATTCACACTGTAATTGATAAACGTAATTTTTTTGTAGTTGGTAGAATGGTCTCTCATGTTCTACAAACTTAATTTCAAACATTCTTTTTCCTAAAGGAAAAAATATTAAATCTCCCTCTTTTGGTCGATTTGATAATTCATAATCATCTTCCTGTTGTTCTAAAAATGGTGCAACAGCTTCCTCGAATCTCTCTTTAGATATTACGAATGTCGCCTCATCAGTGACTCGAACACCAAATTTTGTAAGTATATCTCCTTGTCCAGCATATCCATCAACATTCATTAGATACGCTTCAAGAGGAAATGCCTGATCAAATCTAGATTCAACCACCTCTTTCATAATTGTTCTCGATGTCATTAATTTACGAGGAATGTAGTGACACTCGATGCCATACATCCTTAGTTGTTCATTAACTAAGTCTTGAACTAAACCTTGTTCTCCTTTAGAACCCTGTAGAAAAAACGGATTTAACATTATCCAATCATATCAAGTGGAGGCATTTC